TAGAAGTTTGTTCTGCACTTTCTGCTGTAAATAATATTTTATCTTTTGGATTTAACAGTATACATTTATTAGTAACATCTATAACTCCATCTTTTAAAAACTCTGAAAGTTCATTTTGAGTTGGAGTTGAAGATGAATCTATTGATAATCCTGTTAAACCCTCTACTTGTGCTTCAAACGTAGCCATTAATTAACTCCCGCTTGTTTAATTCTTTCTTTCCAAATTTTATTCTGTCTCTCTTTTTTCTCTTTATTAACTGTTTTAATATGGTCGTCCATACTTATTGAAGAAAACTCCATATCTGTTCTCTTACCAGCTTCACTCATCATAAATAAGTTTGTTGTATATAAAGCCTCAGATGCCTTTTCACCACAGTTTCTGCAGTAAAACCATTTTTCTGGGTTTGGAGTTTCACAATGTATACAGTTCATAATTTCCTTTTTTAGATTCGGGGGCTACCCTTTATACGATAACCCCCACAGTTCTAATTACTGCTTAACTTTATTTATTCAGTTTATGAACCAGCCGCTGTAGCAAATGGTGTTTCTGAAGCATCCATTACTAAACCGTGAACATACCAACGCATTCCGTCAGTAAAACATTCAAACATATCTCCTGCACTTGCGTTAGTAGTGCAAGCAATATAGTCATCATTGTTAACAGCTTGGTCTCCAGCATCGCCATCACCAATACCACCTATTAATCCAACTACATCATTGCCTGAGCCAAAGTCAATATTGACTAATTGCCCCATTCCTTGGTCTGCACCATCTGTATCCTCAGTCAAAACAATCTTGACATTCCAACCAGCTTCTACACTAGATAGAGCTGGTAAGTCAATTTCAGTAGTGGCTGTAGGATTAACTAATAGTACAGAGCCACTATCTGCGGCTGTACATGCGTAGTCTGCAATTATCTTCTTTACTTTTAAGTGAAGACCACTTACTCCGCTATTCTTATTTAAATAACTTGCTCTAGCCATTATTAAACTCCTTCTAAGTTGATTAAATAGTGACTTTCAGGAAGAGAAACTTCCAATCCAGCCTCAGTTAAAATCATATCTTTACGAAGGTCTTCGTCAGCAGACTGAACGTTAGTCATGATTTGAGTGTCACGATTAACTCCATTACCTACCAATGGTCTATAAGCTACATTATCCATATCAACCATACATAAGAAACCAGAAGCAAAACCTCTGAATAGAGGCTCTTTAACTAGATTCATTGTACCGTGAATAGTTTCAACTTGAAGAATTGTATGTCCATAAGAACCAACAGATTTCTCCATATTGTAGCGTAATTCACCTCCAATGGATTGGTCAACAAAAGATGATGAACCCAACTTATTGAAAAATGTAATTACTGGTAAACTAGCTAATGCTAGTTTTCCATCTGAACCACCACGTGCTGGGTCATAAACAACTTCAAAATCAGATAGTAGCCTATCGTATGTTAGTTGTCCCGCAGTTGAACTACGAAAGTACGGAGCACCAGCACTGTAAGATAATGCTGAGTCATCTGTTACTGATGTTCCATTTTTAATGATATGACCTGCGATACCTTCACTATACTGTATTCCACCAACACTTGCACGCTGACCAAAAAGCATAGCACGCTCAATATCAATCTTATGCTCACGTAACTTAAGATTCCAAATTCTTTGGAACTCATCTGCGTAACCACGATAACGAGTTGCTCTTGCAGTATTAGACATCTCACAAGCTGTTTTAAAGATTTGAGTGAAACCAAAATCATTATCCAGCTCTTCGGAGAATACATCTGGTGCTCCAGAACCTTCAACAAAAGATGTACCAATAACTTGGCATTTTGTCGTATCTGCTCCTGTTTCTGCACCATCAATAGATGAAATAGTTTTACCAACAAAGCTGGTATCAGAACCATTATCTACAGGTGCTGACTCTATTCTTACTATGATTGTTTCAGGAGAATCGCTTTCTGTATAACCAACAGCAAAAACCATTCCCTTAATTAACCAGTCTACTGAAGTTTCACTACCTGCTGATTCTTCAACTGTGTATGTTATGCTAGAACCAGACGCAGGTATACTATGAGAACCATCAAGCACGAAGCTTCGGTCTGTCATAGAAACTTTGGTTCTATCTTCTAAAAATCGGAATTGTGGGTCATCCGTAGGAACTTTAGCTACCTTTGAGAGATACACGAAAAATGGTGATTCATCTGGAGCCAAGTCCGCCACACGGTCACTAAAGTTGAATAACCTACGAGTATGATAGCCAGAAGCTGGGGCACCCGGGTCACCAACATTTACAATTCCTTGATTGTAAGTCGACATTTAGGACTCCTTGTTTATATTTTAGTATTTCTTGACGAGTTCATAACTCCTTGCCAGACATCATCTAGTTCATTTGGTTGCTCAGGTGCAGACCCTTGAACTACTCCAGCCGTAGTTGGAATTGTTTTGGTCTTCTGAACAGCTTCTAAGTTTGGAGATACCTTTTCCTCACCGCCTTTATACTTTCTATACACATCAACTAACATATCCAAAGGAAGGTCTTCCCTAGGTGTAGTTGCAAATTGTATGAAGTCATCAGCCATTTGAGGGTCTGTCATTCCGTGCTTACTAGCTAAATCCTGTCTTAAGTTATTTATCGCCATCTGTTGCTGAAACCCTTGCATCTGTTCTTGAACAGCTTGCTGAGCAACAGCCTTTTCTTGTTGCACCCTCATCTCATAAGAAGGTGAACCCGGCTTGTAATAAGCTTCCCAAGGGTCAAAAGAATCTTCTGTAACCTTAGGGGCTTCTTCTTTACTAGCCTCATTACCACTCAAAGTGTTTCTCATCGCTTCAACTACGTCAGGTCTATCTTGTAGAACCCTTCCTAGTTGCTCGTATTTACGAAGCTCCTCGAGCTCATTATTAAGCTTGTCATAATCAGCGGCTTTCTTATCGTACATTGATTGAAACTTTTTAGCATCATCAACAACTTCTTCAGCAGGTTGTGCTGGTTCTCCACCGACTTGTACAGGCTCAACAACTTCTTCTAAAACTTCGCCTTCCACGCCTTCTATTGCGGTATTTTCGTGCATAGTGTTTTCCATTATTTTCTCCGATTTCTTTTAATTTAGCATCACCTATTTAAAGATGTCTATAAAAGCAGAACCGGGTAACGTTCCCACTACTTCTGTTTTCATTAGCTTACAGCCTGAGTCTCTGAGTCAACAATTCGTTTTAGATTATCAACCTGTACCTTGCTTTTAAACTTGGTATCATTTTGAATCTCATTAAGCCTGCTCTTGAACTTCTCAGTTTCAGCCCTCTTTCTTGAGTTAAGCGTTTCACGCTCTGCTGTTTGAAGGTCTCCACTAAGTTTCTTGACCTGAGCTTCGAGTTGTTTAACATAAGACTGCATCTGAGCCATTTGGCCCTTTCGCTGTAAAACACCTTGTTTGTCAAAGATTTCAGTTTTCTTTAAAACCTCGACATCGTCTACCAGATTCATTCTATACGCTTCTAGGTACATCTGATATTCAGCTACCCTATTAGAAGGTAATGTTGAACCGGATATGATTCTCACGTCGTAATGCCCTACGGTGATGTCATTTGTAATGGCATTAACCTCTTGGCGTCTATCGTCGTACATATTTACCGTAAACTCCGTAATGTCGTTATTTGGCTGTACGATTCTAAACGTCTTTGCGTAAGTATAATGACCCTTAGCTAGGTTATACAAACTCTTACCTAGCCTTGTCAAACTTCCTTCGATATCTCTTAATTTAGATTTACCACGAGTCTCACCCATTTCGGCAAGCATCGCAGTACCACGAACTGTTTCAGGTGCGGCTTCTTTGAAGCCTTGCATTAGTTCTGGGATACCGAAACTTAAATCTATATAGTGCTCTATCCTACTCATTAAATTATAAAACTCTCCTGAGAGTGATTGTGGGGCAGGGAAGTGCGGTGCACCAAACTCTGGGTTATAAGGTATAACAGCATTAGGTCTAGCCCAATCCTGTTCCAACTGCCCCAAATCATCTACGCTCCCCTCTGGAACCATTAGCTTTAGTCCAGCAGAGGCTTGAGCGTGTGAGAGAGTGAGAGAGAAAAGCTTGTTCAAAAGTCTTTGAGAGTCTTTGACTTTTGCGATATCAGACTTTGGATAAGGAGTTCCTGTCCATATATTAGGAACTGGTATTATCGGATATATGTCTGTATTTAATATTTGCTCATACAACAACACATCACCTGCTGTTGCTGAGACTTTAATTCTTGTTTGCATTACTTCAACAATCTCAATCATTTCAGCTTCTATCAAAAGCTTTGCGTTTTCAGATTCTATGAAGTCATTATATTTTTCTATATCTAGGATAACCTCTGAGCCATCCTGTTTGTTGAATATTCTATAGAAAGGAACTTTTACTTTTGTAAATCTTTCTAGTATCCTATACTTATTAACCCTGTTGTACTCTGATTCGTATGTTACATCGGGTGTAAAAGATTGTGAAGAATTTTTTCTACCACCCTCAGGATAATCTTCTTCATCGTAATAACTATCAATATCTTCTATAAAAGGTTCTACCTGAGGATACATATTTAGAAGTTGGTCTTCTGTAAGTATGGTAGATAATATAATGCCAGACGCATCGTCAGCATATCTATGCCTAGATGCTGGGTCTACATAAACTCTGAATGGGTCTAGGTAGGTATACTTAACCTCACCTCTACCGTAGTCAGCTTCTGGGTCTATGTAAGCATATAAGTAACCCATACCTGCAGTAGCATAATCGTGTACTGCTTGCTTGAATTGTGTGTCACCATCAGAGATATCCCATATGTATTCAAGAACAGTTCTCCATACATTGGATATTCTACTATCAGAGTCTTCTCTACCAACAGCACTATACTTAGGAGAACGTGATGTAAGTAGGGATTTTAGTTTTTCTATAGCGGCATACACCCTATCGATAACAAAGTCACCTTGCCCTACTGCACGTAGAGCATCTGACTCTTCTTGAGAATAATGGTTACCTAGAAAGAAATCTATAGAATCTCTTGCCTCTACATCCCATTCGGCACGAGCATCCCTCCACATTCTCCATAACTGTCTATTAACTTCTGATTGTTGAGCTTCGTTCTTTTCTAACTCTCTAATACTAGAAATGGGTACACCTTCCTTTTTGGTGTGTAATATAATAAACTATACATATATAATGCAAGTACTTTTTAAATTTTTTGTCCAGTTACCCAAGAGATAACTCTTTTCTTTGTTTCACTTACAGGTTTTACTACCTTGTTCTCTATGAAGTCAGTAGCATCAAACCTCTTACTAACAGGGGGTCTAGCTTTATTTATAGCATACCAAAGACCATCTAGTATATCATCGTTCTTACCTTTTGGAAACTGATACATCTCATCTACAAGTGATGTATGAGACCTTTTTATAAACATTTTTTTTCTATTTACTATTGGTGCTAGTAAAGACTCTAGCCTATCTTCTTTCTTTATACCACTAGGAGGTCGTACACCTAGAGCTATACCGGGTGCTACTTTTCTTTCCTTACCTGAAAGACTATTAACAGCATCTTTAATTATGCCCTGAGCCCCAACGTGTTCTACATTTACACGCTTTACTGGTGAAAACTCTCTAGCATATTCCAGTATCTGCTCTGGCATATCATATAAAGGTATATGTTCTCTCATGTAATCAATAACATAAATATTTCTATCACTATCTATACCTATAACCATTATTATCTGATAGTCACTTGACTCTGTAGCTTCATACGCTAAATCAACACCCATATAAATATTAACAGGAATAGCATCATCCTTGTTTACAAGGTATGCATATCCATCTCTACTCTCAAACTCGTGGTCATAGTTTTGTAATCTATCTGTTTTAAATTTAGCATTCTCTAGGTCTCTAGCCTCATTCAAATATTCTTGTGCAAATTTATGTGATAACCCTACATCTTCAAATCGTCTACGTATATCTTGTAGCTTTTCTTTGCTAAAGTAACTTGGCCACAATACATTACCATCTGAGTCTATTGCCTTGTGGTACATAACATCCCAAGCATAATCTCTTTTGTCTCTTTGAGCTTCTACGTAACCATCATATATACTCTGTAGAAATGAATCATAGTGAACTATAGTACCTATCATCCATATAGAACCTTCATTACCTGCTGAGTTTTCTAGAGCTGGCTCTACAGTAGACATAACCCACTCTTTAATCTCTCTTCTCCTGTCTGGAGTTTTTGTATTTAGCTCAGATTCAAAGTCGTCAAGAACTATCTTAGTATATCTCAAACCTAGTTGTGACCTACCACGAAGTCTTTGTGACGTACCCTTAGCTATAACTCTATCTCCCTTACTTGTAGTAAACTCTTTTTCTGTCCACTTGCTACCACGTATGTCACCAAAGTAGTAATTGAGTGCAGGGTTAACCTCTATGTGGTTCTGTATGTATTTAATATGGTCTATTGCCTGCGACTGTTCTTCAGCTACCCAAGCTATAAATTCTTTCTTACCTTCAGGATTAAAGTATAAATGGTATAATAACGCTGTTTTAGCTAAGGTTGACTTACTATGACCACGAGGAAGTATAATACAATTTCTTTTTTTAGTGTCATCTAATAGTAAGTCGTTTAACTCATAGTGATATGTAGCAGGAGTAGACTTCATAAAGTCTTCTGGTAAAAACAGTTGACCAAAAGCTATTATGTCTCTCTTAGCTAGTTCTAGTACACGTTCTTTTTCAGATACGTTATTTTTATTTATGTTCGGAGCTTTAGGCAATCTTCTGACATCCAATCTTTCTTAGGTACTAATTCAAACACACCACCATTCTGCAGTAGAGCTGGGCCCATTGTATACATCCAAGCGTCTACTTCATCATCATCGTTATATGCTTTAACCATTCTTCTTTCATACAAACCATAGGACACACCTTCATACTGGTCATATCCTGCTAAGTCCATATTGTCTACATCTATAATTTCTACAACCATTTCATTTTGATTCTCATCAATAAATGCGGCTGGATAGTTTCTATGTCCGGGAAACACTAATGAGTAGCCATCTACTTTCCAAGTATCTCGCTCACCATTCCTAAGTGTTCCGTATACTGCTAACTTATTCGTCTTCATCTAGGTCTTGTCTAAATTGCCAATAGTCACTTAAATCATTCATATAGCCACTATCAATAAAACTAGAATAAACTTGACTTTCGTAAAACAGTTCATAGATTTCAGTAGCAATGCTCTGCTTTGACATATCATCCTTTATTGACATATCGTTATCATCAGCGTGCTCTAGAACCTCCATCACTATTTCGTATAGATTCATCAGCTTTTCAATTCCCTTTTGGCACTTGCCAGTTTCTTATTGTTTCCACCAATAGCTTCTAGTTGCTCAGATGAGAATCCTTGGAATACAGTAACGGATTCAGATTTCTTTTCAGTATCTTTCATTCCAGCTATAGAAACTAGTTCTTTTAATAAGGACACCTTATCACTATCTCTAGAGGTAGTAGACTCTATAATGTCCTTCATCTTCTCTAAGATATACAATGGGGTTATTTCTGCCTCATTCAATATCTTATCTATTTCTTCACGTATCAAACTTTTTACCCTTTCAGTGTTCATTAAAAATTTAGCTTCTCTTTCTGCATACTTTCTGCTATTAGCTGGAAATGCAGTTAGAAACGCATCTACCATATCTTCGCCCTTAGCTACATACTTAGCAAATAAGAACTCATTTCTAGTTGCTTTCTTTCTTTCCTTCTTTACTTTGTATGCACTATCATACTTAGGACTGAAGGTATATATGTTTTTTCTCATATCACCAGCAATCTTATAACTACTTGTACATATATATGTACCCATTACAGTTCTGATGTAGTCAGCTTTTATAATACCATTCTTCTTAAGATAGTTTCTTTTTAAAACCTGACACACTTTGCCATCATCACACAGAACCCAATCACCTTCAAAGCCATCTCTCCAGTTCTCAACTAACTCAGTATTAGGCATAAACTGCTGAAACTCGTTGACATCATCAAACAAGAGATGGTCTTTCTTCTTTATGGTTCTACTTTGCATTTAAAACTTTTCCATCAACCGTACTTACCCCATCTACTATCTGATGTATGGTAACATTGAAGTTACCATTCCTATGAAAGTCTACTATAGCAAATGCGTGTTGCCAGTTATGTTGTCTATTACCTAACCATTCGTTAGCTTCAGCACTCATATCCTTCAAACACCCTATTGACCACGCTGACTTAACCCCATCAATGTGTGTAACAGAGCTCTGCTGAATATCATGATGGTGACCATACATAACATTACCACCGAGACGAAGGAGATGATTACGAGTGTGATTAATTCCTGCAAAATGGTGGCCGTGATAGAAATTAATTTTACCAATCTTGAGCATTTTTCCGAGCCTATGATACTTGTATCCACGCTCTTTAAGACGTAATGCATTTTTAACGAGGATGTCTTTAGCCAAGTATGGATTTTCTTCAACAAACCTATTAAGCCAGTCTTCATGATTACCCTCCACGAAATGACGTTCTTTAGTTCCTGCTTTATCAAGAGAAGCGTCTATAGTGTCCATACCTTTGTTTACAGCTTTTATTTCTTCATATACAAAAGGAAGCTGATATTCCAAAGGTGGTCTTTTTTTCTTCTTCCACTGCCAATGAGATACAGACTCCCATTCTCCAGTATCACCTAAGTCTACATATATGTCAGGCTTTACAAGCTCTATAGCCTTACATAGTACCTTTATTGCTTTTTTGTCTTCATATGGAAAATGCTTATCTGGCGTTACGATAGCTCTCTTCATCTGACAAAACCCTTTATTACTTTAATTAACAATACTATAGCTATGGCTTCTAGAAAAAACCAAAGCTTTCCAGATATCATTGTAATAATACCTACTGCTGTTCTCATTTATTCCTCCTAGACAATCTAGCAGACTGTCTTATTCTATCGTCAGTTATTCCCGGTATAACCACAGTATCAAAGAAATCACAACCTCTCTCCACTCTACAAGACTTACCACTTAGCTTAGAATCTAATATAATAGATAGTTTATCATCTTTTCTATTAAATACACATCCTATACAGTTACCTGCATCCCAGTTAGAGCAATAACTTCTAGCTATGTTTAATACTTTGGCCATATCTTCAACATTAATTTAAATAAAAGACAATATATAGTACAAGTATTATTTTTTTAAAAAAGTACTTGATATATATATGGTTTTATTAGTAACTTATACGGGCTCTAAGCCAAGAAGCTACTTAGTTTACTTAGTAAAAGAAAGAAATATATTACTAACGTAATATAAAAAGAAAGAAAAGATGAATGGCAAAGGTGATAAGGATAGAACCTCTGATATCAAGAGGTATAAAAATAACTACGAAAGGATTTTTGGTAGTAAACCTACTACTACAACAACTAGACCTAGACAAGATGTTCCAAGAAACAAAGTGGGAAGAGGTACAAAGCGTAAAAGACAAGGGTTATGAGGTAGAAAAGGTAACTATGGTAGCTGGAGTACGTGGTAATGAAGCAGAACACGAGATACTTGCATACCTTTACTATATTGTAGACACGAAAACTGGCGAAAATTCACTCAAAACTATAAAACCTACACATATACCCGTATTTTAAATAAAATCTCCATATATGGGCAAAATACAGCCAAATAGAACTATTTCTATATTGTACATTTACCTACTATTTGAAAAAATTTACAAAATATTTTAAAAATACTTGTTTTAAGTAGCTTTTCATTAGTAAATTCAATAAACAAAAAAGGTTGAAAAAATGAAAAGAAGGTTAGATAAAGCTCTGGGTAATGATTTCTCTAATGAATCATCTATAAACAATATAAATTCTGCAATAACTATAGCTAAAAGTATGAAAGTATACGATGTAGTAGACCCATCTGGTAAAATAATGGGTGAAATAGCAGAAATGGTAAGTAGACTACAAAACGCAGAAGAACTAGAATCTGTAGATATGAACGATTTTACAGGGAGTTTAGACTTCCTATCCTAAAAAAATAGCGTAATTTTGTGTGTGACTCTTATTTGCGTTATACCCCCCTCCCCCTATCCCGTTTAAAATTTCGAATCTTGGTTCGATTTTTCGAATAGTGGTTCGAAGGTTCGACCAGCCAGTCGAAAAAACCCTATAGTTAAAATAAACCACAAAAGCAAGTATTATTTTTTTTAGTGTGATATACGTCACATTCTTTAAATTAACTATTGACTTTTGACAAAACACTCCAATTAAATCTTTTAGGCTGCAGATTTTTTTTTCTTGCAATTCTCCTAGATAATAACTAGATTCTCCAATATGATTTTTTCAAACACAAAACAAAACGATCTAATGAGAATCAATCTCAATAAGGTTTTTAGGAGTAATGCTTAGAGATAATCTTTAGTAGATAATATATCATTAGACAAACTAATAAAAGGAGAGTAAAATGAGTAAAATCAGTAATACACAACTAAGAGAGATGTTAGCTCTAGGACTAATCACAGCAGAGAAGTTCCAAGAATCTATTGTGCTTGGTGTAGCTAGTGCATCTAAAAGAGGAAAGATAGACGTACTATGTGACAACTTCCCAGAGTTCGCAGAGATAAAAACCAAACTAGATGAATTTCATACTACCAACAAAGATAAGGTAAATGAAGTGATGGAAGATAACGGTTTTGAACCTGTAACTAAAATATCTCTTAACATAGCAAAGTAGAACGGTGACCTGTAGAACGGGGCTAGTACACCTAGCCTCGTTTCTGCTTAGACTATTCTCTAGACTTCGTATCTAGTAGATACAAAAATAGTAGATGCGAATTTTATAGAATAATAAAATAGTAGGTACAAAATGAATAACAATAACCTAGTAGTAGATATGGAAAGTGCTACACCGATTGATGACTACAGATTTAAAAGTGTAGGTGCGGTAAATATCTATTATTCAAAAGGTCTAGATAAGAAGTACTCTCTACTAATTGACTATGTAGGCAATGAGAAAAAGTCTATTGACAATGTTACTAGTAGCCTCATTAATCTATGGCATATAATAGAAGCAATGAGAAGTAAAGCTAGAAGTGAGAATATGATAGTCAACGTAGTAGATAAAGATGCTGGTACTAGATATAGTAGAATAACACTAGCTACTACACTTAGTCAAGTAGAGAAAGCAGAAGCACTAGATAAGCAGATCAAATTAGCAAGAAATACTAGAAGAAGAATGGTGGTACAGAACAAGTATCACAGTAGAAAGCGTAAGAAGCTAGACCCGAGACTTATACGACCAATACTTAGAGAAGAGAAAACTTGGTAGTAATATGAGACTAGATAAAGAAGATATATTATTAGTTAAGAAAGCATTAAGGCTTTGTATGTACAAATTTAATAGAAGAGGTCAAGATTGTAGAAACATAGATGATAGAATCTTGGCTAATAGATTTGAAAAAGTTTTAGAGAAAATAAAAATACCTACAAAGGAGGTAATAGAATGAGACGTAGTAAACTAGTTAAAGTAGCTAAGAGAAAGAAGAACGCTCTACTAAAAGCTAATGGTAGAACACCTGCACAGATAGAAAGAATAAAGCGTAAAAAAAGTAGGAGTTAGTAGATGTGTAAAAGATGTGACTCAATAGATAGATACTTTAATACTGGAGATAATGCAGATAGAAGAAGTGATAATGCTAAGAAGATTAGTAGAGATATATCTAAGTACATAGGTGACATTGTACTATCAGATATAGATGACTTGCTATGTGGAATAGATGTAATAGATAAATGTAGTACCATAATAGATGACGACAATCTACCTCTAGCCCTATCTCCTAATAGACAAGGATTTAGCAATCAGGAGATAGACCACCTAATATCAAATACGTGGTTCTATATACGAAATAATATATCTAGATTGATTAAGAGGTATGAAAGTAGTAAGTATATAAGGAATAGTAAATGAATAGAGTTATGTTCAATGGTACTTGGTATAACAAGTATAGACTAGTAGATGGTACTAGATTTATTGCTATTAGTACAACTGAAGCTATGAGATATGCTGATAAGGTAGGTGGTATGCACCTATTAGATAGAGAGGATGCTCATAGAAGGTATAGTAGTTTCTAATGCAGACATTTCTACCATACGAAGATTTTACTCTATCTGCACAAGTACTAGACTATCGTAGACTAGGAAAGCAGAGAGTAGAAGCCTTGCAAATCTACAATGTATTAGTAGATAACCCAACTCTACAAGGCAATAAATACAAGGGTTGGCGTAGACATCCAGCCGTTCTAATGTGGGAAGGCTACGAAGAAGCGTTGTTGCTCTACAAAAACAAAATGATAGAAGAGTGGATACTTAGAGATTATAATAATACTATGGAACTTGTAGGTCTCCCAGATTCTATAAAGATGCCTCCTTGGGTAGGCGATAGTAGAGTACACGCTTCACATAGAAGCAACCTACTTAGAAAGGACTTAGAGTATTACTCTAAGTATAGATGGAAAGAACCTAGAGATATGGATTACTATTGGCCTATCTAGTAGATAGAAAGTTAAAAAAGTTCTTGCTTTTTTCAATAGAATTTCGTAAGCTCTATGTAGTGAAAATGTACATTGAGATAATACTTGATGTAGATGTAAGTTAATAGATAACAATAAGATAGGAGAAAGTATGAGAGAGATACTTCATCACCTACTTGGTACTTGTGGAGATAGTCACGTAAGTGTACTAACTCTATATTATCTAGGAGTCTTTGTAGTATACAAAGAACTTGTAGTAACGATAGCAAGAGAGGTGAAAGATGGTCTATTCAAATGAAGTCTATTTAGTAAATAGTAACTATGCTAGAATAGTACATAACGCTACTAGCTTCAAGGATATAGATGTAGAAAGTACTGCATTGAACTACAGTGCTAGAGTAGGTGTGGATATTGTAGAAGGTATATCTACTAGAATATTTAAACTAATAGATGTATCAAATGACTACAATCACGATATGCCTTGCTTACTACTAGAGAGAAGTGATGGTCTACTTATTATATGTAGAATCCTAGATGTTCTATTTACAGATAAGAGATTACTTACTGTAACTTGGAGTAAGTCTAGAGATATGTACTTAATACATATGCCTAAATCTGTAAATGATGTAGAGTTCTACCCTCAGGGTGATACGTATGATGTATGTACTAGTTTGGAGATGTACGCAACTGATGAAAGTAAGTGCCTTCTAGTATGGGACACATATAGAAATGCAGAGTTTGTAGACAAGACTGATAGTAGGCACGGGCCACATAGAAACAGATTCTTTCTAAGTACAGATACGTATGGTCATATGACTACGTATATGGACAAGTGCGATATAGAAAGAAGTAGAGGTGGGTATGAACAATGTAGTAATTGTGGAGATATAGTATTAAAACGTACTATAAAAGATGTTGCTATGGCAAGTGGAGTAGTAGAACGTATTTGTAAAACTTGTTATGATACATTGGAAATACCTTGCGATTGTTGCCATGTAGATATGCCAATATCTGATAGAATAGGTATAACAAGAGATAGAGCTCTACAAAGAAATAGTACTGATGTTATATTTGCAAACAATGATATAACTAGTATATGCAATACTTGTTACGAAGGAACTCTTAGAACTTGTAGTAGATGTAGATGTTACGAGATAATAGATATAGATAATCTTAGAGCAAGTGATAATAGAAACGAAACTATAAGACAGTTCAATATAGAATCTACTTATAGATACATATTTAGTAGACAGTATTGTAGTGATTGTGCAGATATTCTACTAACTACATATCTAGCTAACCCATTTAACTACAGTCCACTACCTAGAAGCTATTCTGCTAAGAGTGCTTTTGATACATTCGTAGGTATAGAAAGTGAGGTAATAACAGAGTCAGAAGGTGCTAGTGAGTATATAGATGAAGATAGAGAGGTTCCTAGATATTTCAGAGTAGTTGATGATGGTTCTCTAAATCAAGGAGGTGTAGAATTTGTTACTAGAAAACCTATTATAGGTACAGATGTAGATAGAGCACTAGACGAACTAGAAGAAGCTCATCAGATAGAATGGAACACCGTAGATAGTAGCTGTGGTCTACATATACATATGAACGCTCTAGATATGGGATTCAAAGAGATAAAATCTCTACTTATGATTATGTCTAGAATACAGAATGTAATATATGACAGCATACCTAACAACAGAAGAGATACATCTTATGCAAGAGTTATTACTATGACACCTAAAGAAATAGCTAAGATAGATACACTTGGTCATCTAATAACTAGCTACTATGGTATGGTAGATTCTGTTATAAGTGACAACAAATACAATGAAGCTAGATACATAGGTACTAATATACACGCTAGGTTTTATCTAGGTTCAATAGAGTTTAGATATCACGAAGGTACTATTAGGGCTAATCATATAAAAGAATGGATAATGTTCCTTAACAAGATAATGTCTAGCTCTAAGTCATTATATAGTAACCCTAAGTTGTACAGAAAAATTATAGATACAAAATTTTCAGCACTAGATATTGTTAGAGACATAACTGGTATCAGTGGTGTTGAGTATATAGAAAGTAAAATAGATAATAACAGTTAAAAGAAAAGGAGATAGTATATGTGTGGTATCTTTGGTTTCGCTAAGACTAGCGGAAGGCAAAGTGACAATCAGTTAGAGATACTCAAGAGAGTAGTAACTGAACTCACAGATGAATCATCTATACGAGGTACTGATAGTACGGGTTTCTCTATTATCAATGAGGATAATAGATATACCTACAAGACCTTAGTAGATTCATCAACACTAGTAGGTTTTCCTGAGTGGAATATGCTACTAGATAAAGTAAATAGAGACACTACTATATTTATGGGCCACGTTAGACTGGCAACTACTGGTAGTGTAAAAGTAGAGAACGCTCACCCGTTCAATATAGGTAGTGTAACTGGTGTACATAATGGTATAATACACAACTACAACCAAGTATCTAACATACTAGGTAAGAGTGTACCAGATGTAGACTCACAAGTTCTATTCCAAGCTCTCAACAAGTTGGAGATGAGTAAAGCATTCGAAGATATAGATGGAGACTTTGCTATTACTTGGGTAAAGGATAGTAACAAGAAGGTACATTTAGCTAGAGAGAGTGGCAGACCTATGGTGGTTGCATACTGGAAGAAGGCTAGAGTTCTACTATGGGCTTCTACTAGACAGATTATGGAGGATGCTATGACTAGAGCTGGTCTTAGACTACCTATTAAAAATGTTAGGCAAGACTATATATTTACCTACGATACAGACAAGTTCGACAGTAGGCCTAATGTAGATAGCGTAGAGTTCGAGACTCTAAGTCAGTACGACTATGGCTATAGATTCAAACCGTATAGCGGTACTCAATACTATAGAGGTAATGGGTTTAGTATGAGTCCTGCAACTAAGTCCCTACACTCAGTTAGTACGTGTGACACAAGGAAGGATGAGTTATGCTACTTCTGCTTTGAGTACGCACCAAAGCAAGAGATAAGTCCTAACGATGGTAGACCTATATGTGTACAATGCGAGGTTATAGAAGACTACAAGTATGGATATAGTAACGAAGATAAGAGAGATGATGATGTCCCATTCTAAGAAAGTAATACTACTAGGATTCCCCGAAGCTGTAAAGCTAAAGTCTAAGAAGTATATTATAGAGACTTTATATAATAGAGCTAAGAAGAATCCTTTTCTAGCAGATAAGACGTATGATGAATATCTAGAGTTTCTAATACGACAGATAGACCTACTAGGTTCTATAGATATAGACATAGAACTAGATAGAGATGACGTAGAATCTCAGATATATGATGCACTAAAAGAGATGAAATGGTTGAAGGTAATAAACGCCTTTATAGTTGGAGTAATAACTACTAACATAGGAGTCTAGTATGCCACCTGATACAGAAGAACAATTAGTATGTGAGTGTTGCGAGACTACAAATGATGTACAAGAACAACCAAGTGCTACTATATGTGACGACTGCAATGACGAAAACTATTACTACTGTGCTAGTTGTAATACACATAGTAGTTATGATAGTGGCTATAATGTTTCTCCTCACGGAGATGAGTACTGTGAAGATTGTTTCTATGAGATATACTGCTATTGTGAAGGTTGTGGAGAAGCTAGCAATAGAGACTATACAATATACCACAGAGGTGAAGAGTATTGTGAGAGTTGTGTACCTGAAACTCCTGTACTAGAGGTCGCAAGTACAGTACCTTCTAGTAGTAGAGTTGCAGATACATTCACATACCCTATAAGAACATTGGTAGGTTTGGAGATAGAATGTATTACGCCTGAGGTAGAATCTATTGATACACCTATGTACTGGACTAACTGCTCAGATGGTTCTATTAGTACGGATGAAGAAGACAGTATGGGTGTAGAGCTAGTGTCTACCCCTGCTAGTGGAGACTTACTAATGCAGAACATAGATAACTTGATGCGATGGAAGGATTACTACGGTGGATGGGTTAATCATACTTGTGGATTCCACGTACATTTCAACTCTATAGACAAGACACCTAGAGAGATAGCACACGTAGCTATAGTATATCAGAAGTACCAGAGTATACTAAAGGGTATGATGCCTAACTCTAGACAGAGTTCTAATTGGTGTAGAGATTCTGAGATGAATGTGAATTATCTTCGTAGGGTTACAGAAGAACAAGAACTAATAGATGAGTACTATGAGACTATGGGTTCATATCCTAGTGACGATAAGTATAACGATGCTAGGTACTGTGGTCTGAACATACACTCTAGATACTATCACGGTACTATAGAGTTTAGATTACATTCAGGTACTATTAATAAGGATAAGATAACTAATTGGATATCAATACTTAATATTATAATAGATAAAGGTATAGAGATATCTAAGTTTAGCGAGGAAAACTTTAGGTCTTGGTTAGACTTAGAGCCTAATACTAAGATTTTTGGACGTAGGTTAGAAGCCTATATAAATAAAAGAACATCTAAATTCATAGGAGAGAGAAATGGATGATAACTATAAAACAATAATAGTAGAGCTAGCAGTTTATATGGATAGGAATGAACACGTAAACGATGGGCAATCTATAGAAGAGATTGTAGAGAATGAGCTAGAAGCTATAGAGAGTGATACTGGTATATACATAGAAAGGTTTATATCGTATGATGAAGTATTAAATAATGATGAAGAAAATTAAAATAATACTTGCTTCAAGTAATCACAGATTAGTAAATTAACAAAGAGAGAGAGGAGTAAATATATGCCTTTGAAAGGTTTTAAATATCCTGATGGTGGTATAGTATCTACAATAGATATTAAGAAGGGTGACGTAGATATAGAGAGAATGCAAGTATCGTTACCTACTCTACTACATATGTCAAAAGATAGAGACCCAGATAGAAAACCATCAACAACAGAACTAATACAAGGCACTTGTCAATCGTACCTACAAAGAACACAAGACTACTACATATATCCAGATGACAATGCGTTTTCTTTAGCAGGTACTTTACATCATTTAAAGTTGGAAGAATCTTCTTCTGTAGTAGATAGACTAGGTTCAGAGATTACTGTAGAATCAAATGGTATAACTGGGACTGTAGATTTATATGACAAAGATACAAAGATGTTAATAGATTACAAGTTCTCTGGTAGTTATAAGATAGCTAAGTGTCTTGGTATACAAGTAAAGCACGGATACCATCCTACTGAAGTATATAAGAAGAGTGGTAGGTGGGGTAAGGCAGGTACTCCAAGAAGAGTAAAGGAGTTTTATATAGATAAAGATACTGCAGATATGGAAGATTGGGGATGGCAAGTAAACTTCTATAGATACCTACTAGAACAAAACGGATACCCAGTAGATAGTATGTATGTACAAGCTACAGTTAGAGATGCAGGGTTGCAGGTATCTAGGGAGAGAGGACTAGACAAGAAGATATATATGATAGAGGTTCCATACATAAACAATGAACACCTATTAGATATGTTCACAGTAAAAAGAGATGCTCTACTATTATCACTAGATAATGAAGAGTTACCAGATAAATGTACAGATGAAGAAACTTGGAATGGTACAAAGTGTAAGTCTTACTGTTCAGTAAGAGACATATGTCCATACAATAAAGGAGAATAGTATGCAAGAGTTAGAAGTAGTATTTAAGAAGAGCAAAGAAGATAATAGCAATAGTGTAAAGAGGTGGGCTATCAAAGAAGAGAAGGATGATGGTAGCACTTGGTGGATGATTAGAGGTGGTGCTTTCTCTAATGTTATAAATACTAAATACAACTATAGATTATTCGAATCTAAGGATGATGCTATTATGCAATCCAATGATATGAATAGACTATATGGTAGGAAAACAACAGTAGCAGAAGTGAGGTACAAAAATGCCAAGTGATATTAATACCCTTGAGTATAGAATAGAACAACTAGAGATTGCATTGATGAATCTAATGTTTGTTGTTGCTAATCAAGAGAAAGAGCTACCTCTGTTTAAAGAGAATATAAAGAAAGCAGAGAAGGTAGCTAATGAGAATAAAGATATGATTACTCTACTTGTAAGTAAAGATAAGGCAGAGGCTTAGTATGAGTGGTCATAATAAAGAGATAGTATCTCTAATAGAGAGCAGGCTAGAAAAAGGCAGAAGAGAGTATAAGCAAGAGGTGGATGTGTTTGATGGTAGAGATTGGACTAAGGAAGCATTAGAAGAATTACTAGATGCTTGTGTCTATATAACAGCAGAGATACTAAAGATAAAGAAGAGGAGTGAGAATGAGTAGTGAGTTATCATTAATAGAGAACGGTGCTATTGTAGAGCAAGAAGTATTTGACATCATTAGAGACCTTCACGAGAAGGTGTCTATGGAGGACACACCTAAGACATTCGTAAAGAAGAAGATGGGTATGGACTATGTGGAGATTAGCTATATGAAAAGTATAGCAGATAAGTACTATCCCGGGTGGTCTTGGACTATTGTGAGTACAGAGATGTTAGGTAGTGAGGCGTTTATGGTACACGGAAGACTGAAGTGGTTTGAAGGTGGTATATGGAGAGAAGGAGATATGACAGCGGCTCATAGAATAATGAAGTTAAGAGATAAGGAAGGTTTCGTAGACGTTGGTAATGATATCAAGTCAGCTAATACAGATGCTATGAAGAAGGCATTTAATATGTATATGAATATTGCAGACGACGTATATAGAAACAGAGTAGAAGATACATCATTAAGTCAAGAAGATATAGACTACATATACGAAGAGATGGAAGGCATTAGTGATGAATGGAAGGAAAAGATATCACTATCAGTAGAGAATGGTGATATAGAAAAGAACGATATAGCGAAAGTTATAAACAAGATAAATCAAATAAAGGAAAGTGAAAATGAGTAACTCAGTAAGTTCAGTACTAGGTGATGTTATGGGAGGGGAGTCTTACTACGACCCATCACAAGACAAACCTAATGTAATAGTACCTGAGGGTGACTATTATGCACACGTAAAAGACTTCACCTTGAAAGAAGATGTGGTTATACGTGGTAAATACTTAGCAGATATATACAACCTAACGTTCAAGTTAGCTAGTGAAAACTCTGAGAAAGAGTTTGGTGAACATAGTGGTAGTATGTTTGTAGGTAAAACAATACGCTCTAAGGGTTTGTTTAGATTCAAGAACCCAACAGAGAAACACCTAGAGCCTAACTCTGGTGGTAATAGAGAGTTCAAAGAAGTGTGTGATTCTTTAGGTATAAAGCCTGAGGAAAAAGAGATAGATGGTAATAAGGTATTCGCACTACCAGTATTTACACCATCTAACTGTGAAGGTATGCCTGCAATAGTAAAGGTAAAGCACGAAACTTGGACTAATAGAGAAGGAGAAGAGGTAACATCTCCTAAGGTTGTTGGAATCTATAGTTGGAGTAATGGTAAGCAAGACTTATCAGACTTACCATTCTAGATGAGAATAACAAACCAAGAATACGATATCATCATTAGAGCCTTATCAGCTTATTCGGACATAATGAAGTACGGTGCTAGTAAACCAAATCACTGGAATACTAGAGAGGAAGCAGATATGTTGAAGGGTAAACTACAGAAAGAATACGACGAGATAGCAGAACGTAATATGGCAGAGGGAATGACAGCAGATGAAGAAGAGATATACCCTAGTAGATTGAATACTGAATACGGAGGTAACCCTAATGGAGATAAAAAAGTGGAATGAGATAGAGCATTCTTTCACTACTAAGTTCGGATGGTACGATGGACTACGACATATGACAGATATATCTAAAGAGTTTACAAAAGGTGAAAGAAGTATCTATGAGTTAAGTGATAGAGAGGACTACCTCTTAATCAAGAAGTTAAGAACCAAATACAAAAAGGAGCCAACATGGCACGTAAAAGAAAATCACAAGTAAGTAAAGTAAGAGATTTCCTATTTACTGGAAAGAAACTTACAGCTAAAACAGCAATCAGTAGGTTTGGTATATATAGATTAGCCGCAGTTATCTATGTATTACGTAATACATTCAATATGAATATTACTACTGACAATACAAAGGGACACGCTGTATACTCTTTGACTACTTCTTAAGTAGATGGCTAGGGGTGTGCCATAAACACCCCAAAGATTTTTTATTTAGTCTCCTTACTAAGAAGAGGTTAGGGCGTACCTAGAGCTTTATCTCGAAACGCCCAAAGGATTAGGATATGCCTACACCATTTATGTGTCACGGATGTGACAAACCAACTATGAATAAGAATGGAGTCTGCGATGACTGCAAAAATAAAAAGGAGTAGATTATGAGATACTACTGGGAAGTTCTATTTAGTACAGAGTATTTTCCCTACTGGGAATTTACTATGTTGATGATGTTATGTCTACAGATTAGTCATATCTGGAGACTACATAGAATAGAAAAGAAGATAGATAGATAAGATATGGATTAGATGTGGGGGGTAAAACTTTTAATAATAGACCTATGAGCAGAACACATAAGCGAGTAGGAACTGGAAGTGGTGTTATTATTCTCTCTTCGTTTATTAAAAGGATGGCATACGGTTGGCTCTGTATTCCCCCACATTATCCTAGATAGATATGAAAATAAAGAAAAACAAAACAACAAAGAGAACTATTCAGAAAGATATAAGCACTTTATCTAGATTAGTTCTAGCTAATAAATCAGCAATAGATGTTCTTGGAGATTTCCTTTATAACTACTTAGATATGAAAGGAGAGACCGAGACTTATACTAAATTTATGGAGGAAAAAATAGATGGATTTATTCAAGAGAATAGCAAGGGGGATGGAAGTATTCCTAGAGAGTCCCTTCAAGAAGAGGAGGAATAGAAGTGCCATCAAAAAGCAAGGCAAAAGGAAACAGGTTCGAAAGAGAAGTCGTAAAACTAGCTAAGGAATACGGCTTAGAATCTAAGAGAGCGTGGGGTTCTGATGGTAGGTCATTAGGACTTCACCCTGAAGTAGATATAACAATAGAAGAATACACCGTACAATGTAAAGTACGGAAAAGGATAGCAGAATGGTTGAAACCTTCGGAGCAAATAGAGGGATTACACCTCCAATGCGTAAAGGAATCAAGGGGTCAGATATACGCTATAATGTCAATGACGGACTTGATGTCAATTATGGTTCGCCTAAAGACGCTCAATGGAGATTTGAAGCAAAGGCAAGAGCAAGAGTAATGGACTTACAGAACTACCTAGGAGAAGAATGGATTGACTACAAAGCAGTTAACTATTATGTTAACAATAAGAAGTCAAGAGATGGAGGTCAGTCTATGGTAGCTAGTAAAGTATTTAGGTGTGTTGATTGTAAGATAGCCTATGAGACAAAATCTACATCAGCAGGAGGTCACCTTGAAGGTAATAAGAAATTACCAGATGTTGTATTTGATAATGTACCTCTAGAAAAATCAGAGTGCGGTTTTAATAGGAAGTGTGATTTCTATGGCTAAGTGTCCACTATGTGATGGGAAGATACTGAAGAAGGATGTATCTATAAGACTCAAGTCTCTTAGATTATCTAGGTCTCCATCCACACTTAGGCAAATAGATACTATAATGAAAGAGTTGTCTACTCACTGGGTCGTAGATGATGTACAGATGGCAGGGTTCTTAGCAGATATAGAAGGAGTAGATGACTCTATAGTTATAGAATCAATAAAGAAGTTTAGAAAGAAGAATGGTGTAGAACAAGGTTATAATGTTAAGTATCTTGCAGGTATAGTAAAGAATGAGAGCAAGAGATTTAGGTTAAGAGAAGACTATGAGAGAAGAACCTTGGATAGAATACCACCAAAACTAAAGGAGAACAATGAAGAGCATTGAGCTAGAGAAGGCTTTGTTAGGTTGTTTAATAACAGATGGTAAGTACATAGACTCTGTGAAGCAGTACATACCTGAGGATGATTTTTTCTATTCATCCTTCAATCAAAAGGTATGGAAAGCATTAGATAAACTTAATAAAAACAACAAGAAAATAGACACAATAACAGTATGTGAAGAGGTAGTTAGTTCTACTAGTTCTAGTACTGACAGATATGAGATACTAGGATTCTTAGACCTAGTTACATCTCCTGCAAATGCTGTTGAGTATGCTAAGAGATTACATTCTTATTACCTTAGAAGAATATTGTTTGTACAGATGAATGATATATCCAAAGGTATAAATGATGCATCTTTAGAGACTGGCAACTTATTAGAGGATGCACATACTACTATTGGTAACATTATAAAGCTACAACCTAATCAGACATTTGACATAGACTCTCTATTAGTTGATACTAAAGAGTCTATAATAAACTCTACCACACAAATACCTACTGGTATAGGTACTCTAGATAGAGTTATTACTGGTATGACAAGAGGTGAGATTACTATAGTTGCAGGTAGACCCGGCAATGCAAAGACTACTGTGTCTGCTAATATAGCTAGGAACCTAGTACATAGAGGATTGAAGGTTGCTATGTTTAATAGAGAGATGCCTAATACAGAGATGATGAAGAAGTTTATTGCTATGGAGTCAAGAGCCTTGCAGTATAGAAACCTTAGGAACAATGTAGGTATAGACCAAATAGAACTAGCCGATGTATCTGATAAGATATCAGAAATATACGGAGGTAAGTTATTTATGTTTGACGATGTTAGAGATATGGAGAGTACATTTCGTGAGATAAAAGCTATAAGTCCTGACGTAGTTATTGATGACCATATAGGATTGATTGAACACCCTGCTCACGATAGAAGAGACCTACGCCTTAAGATAGGGGATGTTAGTCGTAGTTACAAGTGGTTAGCTAAGGCACAAGATATGTCTGTTATATTAGTGTCACAGATGAATAGAAATATGGAGCATAGAAATGATAGAGTGCCTAGGTTATCTGACTTGGCAGAGTCTGGTAATTTAGAACAAGATGCAGAGATAGTAGTATTTACACACTACCCTTGGGTATCAAGGTATGGAGATGATGGTAATAGTGATTGCTTTTTAGAACTTATAGTAGCTAAGAACAGATATGGTAGTACCAACTCTTGTGAGGTAGGGTATCACGGTAACAGTTGTTTGGTTACTAATACAGAATCTGAGGCAGTAGAACTAGCTAAGAGTAGGGGAGATAGTATAGGTGGCACACCTAAACCTTTCTAGTGTTATACGTCAGCCTTTTTCTTATGCTTCTGCATCTTTCTTTTTATCACAGCCTTGTAGTCTATATCTGTTACTAGTATAGGGTACATAGGGTAGGTGCTATTCCAGTTACGCATATCCTCTAGTGCTTGTTGGTATGCTTCTGGTGTCTCAGATTTTATTATACTTTCTAATATAGCAGACTTTCTTCTACCTCTAAGAAACTCTATCCTACTTTGCTTTAGACCTTTTGTTTCTAGTTGTTTTGCAAAGTCTTTTAATAGAGGACTACCAGTCATCCTCAACGCTCTAGATGGAACTCTTCTTATAAAGTCTCCTTGGTAGTTCTTATAATCTCTTTCTAGTGCACCCATAAACTTAAACAACTCAGATACGTCTGACATAAAAGGTGGTGATGCGAAGAATGCTAGTGCCCTAGTAACACTTCTTCCTTCTTCTAACCCAGCCATTAGAAAGTCACCCAAGAAACCAAATGCTCCTATTGCGGCTATGTTTTCTACTATCTCTTTAGCATCTGCCTCGAAGAATGTAGCAGGGTCATATGCTTTTTCACCAGAAGCTAGTTGCTTCATAAGTTCTTTTGCTTTGATAGCTAGAGCACCAGTAGCCATACCACCTGCGGCTAATCTAAGCATAGGCATAAAGTTACCCTGAGCTAAATCAAACTTTAATGTATCTATTATAAAGTTATACTGCCTAAGTCCAAATGATTTAAACTGTAGAAACGGTTTAGCTGATGGTCTATTTAGTACTAATGGGTCTGATAATATATCTTTCTGCAACTGAGACTTAACTGCAAATCTACCTATAGCATTAGTAACTGTAGACCTAGGTAGTTGACCATCTTTTATTTGAGCTGGGTCTATACCCATCTTCTGTAATGTATTATTAGCCCACTTCTTTGAACCTATTCTACCTAAACCTATCCCTCTTTTACCTATTGATATAGCTACTAAATCATCTACTAAAACCCTAGCTGTTGCGGCGGCTAATATATTATTGATAGAGTTTATCCTATTGAACTGAGATATGTCAGTTAATCTACCTACAATACTCTTAGATATATCACTCTGTTGTGATATGCCCATCATCTCATTTATGTATTTATATAAGTTACCACCAGATGCATCTACTTGCTTTCTAAAATCTTTATCAGTCATATACTTGTATGCACCCTTGGTAAATCTCCAGTACCCTGCAGATAAAGCAGAAGATATTGCGAACTGTGATAGGTTCATAGCTGTTGCAGTACCTAGTGCAATCTTAGTAGATGTCTCCCACTCCATAACCTTCTGCATAAAATCTTTGATTCCGGGATTAAGATTATATCTTCTATTATAACCTATAGAGCCCATTACGTGATTATGTAATTCCATCATAATAGGTAGGTCATCTACATTAGCACCATTAAGTAACTGTTCGTAAATCTCACCCTTTCTACCAAAATTTTTAACCTCTGCTGAACGTCTAGCAACATTAGATGAATAGATACCTAGTAACTGTCTTATATCTCTCTCGTAAAATTTAGATGGTAGCTCATATGTCCTAGCTTTTTCTAAGTTACCATCCCTTTTAAATACCTCACCGTAGGTAAGCCTACCCATAAGTGCCATAGCTTTAAAAGGGCTAAGCTCTTCAATGCCTTCATTCTTTCTTACTGTTTCTAGGATTGACTCATACGCCTCTCTAGTTTCTTTAGATAGAGTTGGTATAGCCTTCTTTATAATTCTATTTAAAAACCTAGCTTCACCACCTCTGCTCTTGGCAAAAGCCTCTGGGTTATTCATCGCTTGTATTATTAAATCTATGTAGTCACTTTTTAAGTCTTTGACTAACATCTCCTCACCCTTCTTAGCTGATTGCTTTGATATCGTCTCTGATATCTTATATATATCAGCAAACACCTTCTCCGCTAAGCCCTGTTTAAGAAGTCTCGGTATGTAATTTTCTATATATCCAACATTAACTCCAGACTCACGAGCTCTATTAAAGAGAAAGTCAGATATCTGTCTATAGGCTACAGTCTCTGGAGTGTTTATACCTTGCTCAACAGCGTCAGATAAGAGCTCCCAATACCTCTTAGAAACATCAGACTCATTCATTTTCATAGCTCTAGCTAGATTCCTAACTTGTGTTTTAGTTGGCTTCTCAGCGTTTAATCCAAACTGAGACATAAGGTCAAATGTTTCTGATAGAGTTTTCCTCTGGTCTACAACAAACTTATCAACTTTAGCAACATAAGTTCTTCTTACAGGACTTACACTACCCCTGTTCCTTGCCGGTCTAAAAACATCTAGTAATTTATTAGCAGGAGCAGGTAACATATCATCTAAGAATAAACTAAATCTAGTCTTCTGCATATCTATACCATTCTTTTGCATATCTTCCAATGCTTTTTTAGTATAGCTTTCAACAGTTAATTTATCTCTTAAATTTACAAGCTCATCATTAGTCTGGTCTTTCAATCTTTTTGGTAACTTCTCTCCACTCTTATCAGCTCTTTGTAAACCTCTATTGGTCTCCTTTATCTTATCAGAATGACCTAATTCTTTTTCTAGTTTCCTAATTTCACTTTCTCTTTTAACCCTTAGTTCTTTTGGTGATATATTTACATTCTCTCCTTTTCTATAGTAAGTTGAGAATATATCTCTACTAACTAAGGAGACTTCATTGGTGTCTAAAAACTTTAACTGAACATTATCTTTATCAAAACTAAGTATCTTGGCTTGCCTATTACCTTGTCTGTCCGTATATATATTGTCATATAACTCTTGAGCATAACTTCTTCTACCTGTTTCCCTAGCTTCTGCTGTTATATCAAAACCTTCTGGTATAGGTTGCTTAGATATCTCAGGCTCAACAACATATTTTTTCATCTTGCTTAACTGTTCGAACCCTTTAGTAGCCGCCTTATTAACACCCTTAATACCTAGTACCATACCGCCTGCGTGAATCCAGTCTTCAGGTGTAGGTGCTCTACCTTCCAGTAATGGAGCCGCAGTACCAAACTGACCAACCTCTACAATAGTTCTACCTAATACATTAACACCTTTGTCTGTTAAGAATGCGTTTGTACCTCCTGTCATACCACCTAATACAGCACCTTTAGCCCCAGCCTTTACTACTTTGCCCGGAGTTATAGTACCATCTGATAGGTATTCATTCAATGCCTCGCCAGCACCTGAGTATAGACCTAATGCACCAGCACCAGTGCCAGACTTAACTGCGTAATCAAGTGCTTTGTTAGCTGTAGTAGCCGCAACCTTTCTGGACACATTATTATTTACTAGTTTCTTAAATACAAACTTCTTTAATGTTTGTTTACCAGCGGTTTTAGCTAATATACCTCCTAGACCACCACCTACTACAGTAGTAGCAAAGTCTAGTGGTGTGAAGAATGATGCTACACCAGCCGCTATATCTGCGATTATACCCGGATGATAATCACCTAAGTCATATACTTGTTCCTTACCAGTAGCTATAGCCTCAGCCATACCTTGTAAAGACCTATTATACCCATCTTTCCATACAGTACCTAACTGGTCTATTATACCACTCTCATCATTGGGGGTGTATTCTGACTGTTGAGATTCTAACTTATACTGAGGAAACTTTCTTGTTATAACCTTGTAAGCTAACTCATCAGTCATATTATTGTATCTAGGGTCAACAGCTCTGAAGTCGTTAACGAGCTGTTCTACTGTCATATTTGGATTAAATTGTGGCATTATAAAGATTTAAGAAGTGAAAATTCTTCATTTGTAAAAAACTCTCTATATTTCAAAGGTCTTTCTTTTAGACTTGGGAACCTACGCCTATTATCCTCTATTCTTTTTAGGTTGTCATCGTAAAAAGATTTTGAACCTTTATCGTATATTTTTGAAAACATTTCTCTTAGTTCATCTCTTAGCTTTTCATTAGCTTTACGAATATTATTTTCAGTTGTTTTATTTGGTACACCTTGAGAAAGTATTTGAGAATTTCTATTAAACTTCTTCAAAAGTTTTCTAAAGTTTTTTATACCAACTTTAGCATCTTTAAGTTTTGCAGGTGGTTCCTGTAATGAGAAACCCTCACCTTGTTCCTGTCTTGGAAATAAATCTAAATCTTCAGGAGGTGGTGAGGTTTGTCTACTATCAGTATCCGCTTGAGTAAAACTCAATCCAGATATAATTGATTCAGGAATACCAAGAGACCTAGCATCTTCTAAATTTTTTATATCTCCAGAGTTAACAGCTTCTTGAGCACTGTTCATTGTATAAGTTATTGCATCTTCCTGCTCATCTCCTTGCCCAATAACAACATCCTTAACATCTTCTCCAGATGCATTTCTATTAGCCATATCTACAGCACTTTCAACTATATCTTCTTCATCTGAAAATAATACGTTATACATATCATCACTAGCAAAAGCACCTGCCATTTCTCCGGGTGTATAGTCAGGCATTAGAAAGTCTGGAAGTTCTGTAGATGTGCCAGATTTGTCTTTAAATGGGTCTTTATTAGAATCACCTCTTTGGGTACTGGAGGTCTGCAGTATGGAGTCCAACTTCCCTTGTAGGTTGTCAATATTAACTATTACTTCTGCTAAAGCATCATCAGCTCCAACTACATTACTAGCCTTTTGAACTAATAAGTCTGCTTTTTGCTTTCTAAGAGATATTAGTTCAGGTGTTATTCTACTTATTTGAGCTCTTTCCTTAGGGCTTAAGTCACCTTTACTGAAATAAGCATCTGTAAAAACTTTATTGATTGACTTATCATCCCTAAATACATCTAAAGCTGTATCCAAAGTCATTGGTGATTCTGGATTTTGATTGTTGTATATATCTAGAGTAGAAGAGATTCTGTCAAATTGCTGTTTACCTCTTTTGACAAGAGACTCTGCATACTTTCTACTTCTTAAATTAACAGTAGGGTTTTCAATGCCTATTACTAAAGAATCTATATTCATATTAGCCGCTTGTCTAGGATTCATACCAGCAAATGCATCATCTATATTTTGCCTAGCTATAGCATATTCAGAATTTCTTTTATTAAATTCAAATCTTTCCTTTGCTATGTTCTCAGTTGCTATCGCCCTATCATTCCTAAACTTTTGTTGCGTTAGAGAATCTTGATACCTTCTTTCATTCTCATCCATCTGCCTCTTAGATAGTTCTAATCTAGCGTCAGCACGCTCTTGTTCTCTAAGAGATAACTGATACTGAGGACTAGCGTACCTAGATAACTCTTTTAGGAATACATCTAGTCCGCTTTCTGGTTCTTGTAATACTATTCTTCTTGCCATTATATACCTCTTAAGTAAATTTTACCCCACCTTGAGTTTCTAGTTGAGTTAGATATTGTATTAATTCAGCCATTTGCCTATCTTGTTCTGAGGAAGCTATGTCAGTAGAGGCTCTATCTATTTCTGAATAAGCACCAGTTCTTGCAGTTTGTATGTCTTTTTCTCTACCTCCAAATTCTGCAAAGCCAGCTCCGTATTGCTGTACATTAGGCAATAAACCAGTAAATTCAGAACTATAACCTCTTATCATATCCTGAATTTTTCCGGTTCCTACTGATGGGTCAAATCCAAAAAGCTCTGTTACTCTATTTAATATAGCCGCATCCTCTGGTCTACTTCCGTAAATATCAAAGCCCCTTTCTAGAAAGTCAACTGGTGTAGTGGAAGACTGTGAACCTGAACCTGACCCTGCCTCTGGGGATGAGAATCCGGAACTCCCACCTTGATAATAGCTTTTACGCTTTTCAAACGATGGTATCTTGTTTTGCTCACGAGCTTTAAGTAACATCATTACTTGCTCCATAGTATCTTTAGGGTCTACCATATCAGCTTCACGCATAGACCTTAGTGTCTTTCTTTGCATTGGGCCAAAGGTATAATTATCCATTAAGGCGACTGTTGCTAGTAGGTCGTCTATATCACTAAACATTTTTCTAGCTTTTCCTATTTCATTAACCACACCTACAGAGCCACCGTCTTCATACCCTTTCTTTTTCTTTTTCTTAGATATGCCTCCGTACATATAATTATCCATCATGCCGCCATCTTTCATACCTTCAGACCTAGACATTTCCTCAATTAAATCTTTAACAGAGGAAGGAAGTTCTTCAATTTCTCTCTCCCCTCTTATTTTTTCAAATATGTTTTTTAATGGTGAAAATCCTCCGTAATATACGGTAGGTTGCATTCTTAAAACACCATCTTCACCCCTAGTAAATAACATTTCTTTACCAGTTTTTGGCCCAGTAGCCTCTCCATAATCAATCCTTTCATAATATTCAGGGTTGTAATCTTGGTCTCCTTTAAAACCTAATGAACGAGAAAGAGATTGTTGCTTACCACCCATACTGTCTTGATAATCTTTAATTATTGACATTACAGTTCCAATATTATTCATATCAGCTTCTGTCATTCTGTGTATTGGGTGACGTGGGTCAGACCTTGATATATACTCCCCGGGAAGAATTTTACCACCCTCGTTCATATACCCCATACGATTCCTAACTTCTTGCGGTAGCTTCATTAAACCTTTATTACCTTCAGGTGCTTTCTTCAATACTTTACCACCTTTATTCATCATAGCTGAGTCTCTAGTCATATCAACACCTCTTTGATTTGCTAAGGTGTTTAAGGCTAGTAGTTCATCTATAGCTGAGTGACCGTGTTCTCCCTGAGGAACAAGGCCTCCACCCATATATCCTAATCTATCTGCATTGTTTATCATATCCATAGTATCTTTTCCTAATTTATCTACCGCTTCTTTTCTAACTACATATTCTCCTGACTGTAGCATTGCTGGTATATTATCTGACTGAGCCATTAAAACACCCTCCTTCCTGTTTTCATAGGATTAAATAACCCACCGCCTGCATAGCCTGACATAAGCCTTTGTCTCATTTGTAAGAAGTCTGCAACAGTTGGTTTAGGACTTAGATAGTTTATTAAGTCTTGCATCTGATTAGATGTTTGCATAGCTTGAGATTGTGCTGTTTGAGACATATCTAAAGCTCTATTAAGAGAACCTGTTTCAGTAGCTCTTGACAAAGAACTTATGTAATCAATTTCTGACTTACTAGGCAAACTAGAAACATCTGGTAGTCCCTGTGCACTCAGCTCCCCAGACCTAATCATATCACCCATAAATGATGGAACTTCAACATCTCCTAACATCTCAGCATCTGCACTTGGTGGTAAGCTCATTTGTCTAGAGTACTCATATAGATTCTTATCGCCTAATTCATTAGCCCTATCTAAACTTGATAGGTAATCTATATCTGACTGGGTAGTCAATCCAGAAGTATCTGGTAAGGAAGTATCAAAATCCGAAACATTAACATCTCCATACATTCCAGATGTCTCGTCAAAAACTGCACCAGTATCAGCGGTTACAGGGTCTGAATATCTAGATGCACGTAATTTTCCTAACGCACCTTTAGCTTTATACTTACCAGCTTCTGCTAACTCTTTAAGTCCCCCAGATAAAGCAAAATCGGTTAATGCGGTACCTGCGGCTTGACCTAATGCCCTACCTCCAATACCTTCACCTAAACTTTTTTGGTAATCTTTTAAAGTGTCAAAGTCTTTTGCAAAAAATCCTGTACTACTTGACAAAACATCTTCAGAACCTACACCACCAAGAGTCTCACCTAAACCTCTTCCTAGTCCAGCACCAGCACCTTTAATTAATGCCCCCCCAACAAGGCCCACTGGCCCAAGTACCGCTGTTGCAAGAGCCGGGAGTGCAACACTACCAAGAAAGCTACCTACAGAACCAAGCAAACCTCTCCTCTTGCCTTCCTTTATAGCTTTTCTTTTTTGTTCCTCTAGCTCCTCTACACCTTGCTTTATCCCTTTGCCAAGAAATGCTTGGCCTAAGGCTCTTCTTGTAGCTCCACCTTCTTGATATTGTCTTATAGTATTATACTGCATATCTCTACCTATTTAATGTATTATATTGCCAAACACATACAGCTCTTAAATGAGTTGGGTCACTAGCACATTGAACACTAATAGATATTAGGTTTCCTTTGTCAAAACTATTTAAGTCAGAGAATATATACTCTAACGTAGTAGTTGCTGACAGTGACTGTGTTATTGTTTTTTGTGCTGTAGTGTTAGAATTTATATGTAAGCCAACTGCTGTGTTCCCACCAGATGCATTACCATATAATAAAATCTTTTTAAGTACACCATTATATGGTGCTATCCAAGTTGTTGTATGGTCTATTGATGTATTCTTTGCCTTGCCATTCACGCCTAAATAGACCTTATCTGTTCCCGGACTCTCAACATTGTGATTAGTGTACTCTAATTCATTACCTCTTATCTCTCCAGATACTTGTAGATTTCTGTCTACATACTGATTGCCATCCGATGTCATAAATGATTTAAATACTAAACCTTTGTGCTTTCTAAGTACTGCTAATCTACCGCCCTCTAAAGATACAGATACACCACCCTCTTGCAAAGAAGATGCTGGACTACTATTACTAAATGTTTGAGGTTGCTCAGTAAAATTAATTAATCTTCTTATATCTCTAGACATTAAAATACCCTGTTTTGTAGTACTCTATACTCTACTTGTATATCATTTATATGTAGCTTAGATGCATTAGTAAGCGATGTTTCTATTTTAAAAGCCATACTCTGACATCTAACCCCTCTAGTATCCTCTAATTCAAAGACAGCAACTCCATAAGATTCTCTAGAGCTAGTAGGCCTAACTATTATATCGTCTATACTACCTACAAAATCATTACTACACGATATCATAAGATAGCCATCACTGCTTGGTGAAAAAGATTCTGAGTGAGTACCATTAGCTGTCCTAGCTGTACCAGCTACGCCACCTACATTTAGCTTTACATTACCTGCAGAATAATCAGAAACTGTAAACTTAGTATTATAGGTTAAACCACCATCTATTATCTCTTTATTTGTTAAAACTATAGAAGGAGAACCAGTTGCTGTAAACTTAGCTTTTCTACCACCAGAACCATCAGATACAAAAGTCCAATCAGTTATTTCATTACTACTAGAGTCATTGAATATATCATTCCAACCTAACCAATACCTATCGAAGTTTCCATTTCTAAGAACGTTCTCAGAGTTTTCCATACTTCCAGATGTTACATTCTTCCAACTACCTCTTTGATTAGCTCTGTAATACACATTAGATTTAGTAATAGGTTCATTATATGCTATTCCATTATCCGAATGTGTGTACTTGTAATGAACATATATTTTGTAAACTTTCTTAGTTCTGTGCGGTTCTGCAAAACTCAAGTCAGGAGTTTCTAGCTTGTATATTTTATGAGTTCCTTCACCTTCATTCCAAGGTGTAAAGTGTACTTTATTAGCACCTGCACCACCTAAATCTGTTGAATCAACATCGTAACCTACAATAAGTTTACCTTCTGAATCATTAACGAAGTTTGTTAGAGATGGTTTAAAAGAGCTAGTTTGATTAGGATGGATATCTTCACTAAGAACAAAAGAATCATTTCTTATGTCGTATATATAAGCATCCCCATAAGATGAACTACCTCCATCAACTCTAGGAACTATAATAACTTGGTCTGTGTCTCCAATATACCCAAGTGACATTTTATCCGATGCTGAAAAAGTCTTCCATTCTGAATCTTTTATTTTACCATCTGTAACTTTTTTAACTGATGAGCCATCGTATCTATAAACACCACTTTTATTTGCCCATATAACACCACCTCTACCTTTGCATACTGAGTAAGGTTTAGTAACTCCACCTTCTTGTATTGTAGTTTCTAAGAACCAATTAGAAGGAGAGGGAGATGACACATTTAGTATCTGTAATGTTCTTTGTTTATACGCTAGTAATCTATCAGCATATGACTCTAGCCTTACATAATCTTCTCCATCGCCCTTTACAACATCTATAAAATTAAAATTAGGAAACAAGTCATACTTACCTACTTCGCTAAACATTATCCTATCGCCATAGTGCTGAAAATCTGTATTATCATCAGAGCTACTAGTAGCGTTATCATCGTATAATACATTAGCTACAAAAGTTCTTCTATTAGCTACTACCGCTGTTTTATATCCTGAACCTATCTTACCAAATGCAATCTGTTTTGTATCATTAGGAGAGTAACCATTTAGACTTTCGTAGGTATCTATATTAGGCCTTTGTGCAAAAAGATGCCAGTAGGCAGACCCCCTATGACCTGTTGTTGTATCTGTAGTTACTCTAAACTGCCCTAAAAGAACTCCTCCAGTATCATCTTCAATCCAACCTTTGTACTCATCAACTAATGAAGCTCTTACACCTCTTCTTATATCTATATCTGCAAATAAAACCCAAGGGTCTCTAGAGTCAGCTTCTCTAAAATATATTCTACCGCCAGTTATTCTCCTGTCATACCTACTTGTTCTATCATCTCTTGCAAATACATTAAATTTTAATTTTTTAAAACCTTCTAATGTTTTTGTATTTGTATTGTCTTTTGTAATTAATGATTCTTGATTACCATCATATATAAATGTTCCACAAAACTCATAATCACCGGGACTAAACTCACCTTCTTCATCTGTCTCTATTACCGCTATATTCCAACCAGCTCCAGACGCTGGGAACTCAGCACTACCATCCATACTTGATGTGCTTATTTTATTAACACTAGTTGGCGGTGCTAAGTCGTTACTTTCTTCATAAAATCCGGGAGTTATTGTTCTCCAAACATTTTCAGTACTTGTTCCTATATTGTACTGAAACTGATTTCTATCTATAAAACCATACCACTTAGGAGTAGATTCGTTTCTAAAATTAGCGTCTGCAACCCTAAGAGATGAGTCTATGTAGTAAAATACATACTCTGGCTTTTCGCCTGAGTCCAATGTGTTAACAACCGTAACCTTGTCAGCCGCCCAAGCATCAGAGCTATCTGAATATATATCTACTTTACTATCATCTATATTCCCTAGTGCTAATAACTGGTCTCCTACAAGACCTATTCTTTGTATAGTAACACTAGTACTTGCCGCAACATTTTCATCTGTAAGGTCTTCTGAAACTTTTATTGCCGCATTTTGTAAATCTCCACTAACATTCCAAGTTGACCCCTGTATTGTAAAACCTTCTGGGTCAGTTTCTACACCTGTAAGTCCCGTTACGGTAAATGTACCGTTGTTATTTGAAGTACCACTTATTTTTATTTTAACTGGAAAGCTTGTTGTTGAAGATAATATATTATTCTCAGTCCAAAAATCATTATTGTTTATATATATAACATCATTTGCCGCATTAAATACTATGTTTGAGCCAGCATTTGTGGTAGATGATACAGCACCCGAGGCAGTAAATGTAACACCTCTAAGACCAATAGCCTCATCAGCTTCAAAGTAATACAATCCATATCCGGGATTTATTGATGCGGTGTGTGCATCTACGCCATTTGAACCTAGTCTTAGAGAACTTCCATTTGTTTGTTCATTAAAATAACTCCTAGGTCTTAACTCACCTCTATTGGATGTGTCAAAGTTAACTATATTAGGAGACTCTCCTATTGCTAAGTCCCTAGGGTTCTTAACCGTGTTTATACCTCTACCAAAGTCGTTTATATTAATACTAGCCTTAGGCATTAATCAAGTATCTCCACGTGTACTAGGTCATCAAATCCATTATCTTTTACATCACCATCAGAATCCCAGTCGCCACCCCATCTTACCTTAAGTCCAAGCTTATGTGCTATACCACGTATCATTCCACCCATATAGTGAAAGCCATCTCTATTGTTCCAGTCTATCGGATAGGGGGCTAAGTCTACCGCCTTTCCATCCATATGCTTGGAATATCTTACTTTCGTTGCCCCCTTAGCCAATAGCTCCTTCTGTCTTTCTTCACTACGCAATCCTTCTATTATAGTTACATCCATAATTTTTATAAGTTCATTAAGAACGTTGACTAATCTAGCGTCTACACCTTTTAATCTCTGTTTACTTCTTTTTCCAAATCTAGGCATTACGAACCTTCCTTGCTATTGATTTACTATATTTAGCCTTCCTTCTTCCTGAAGCAGAGGCTTTTCTTTTTGCTCTATTTGTAGAACTTTTCTGACCGGGACTGAGACTTTTCCTAACTGACTCAGGTAAGTAACGCCCTCTTTTTCTTTTTGGTTTTTTCTTATCTCCCTTACTGACATAATCCCACTTTTGCTTTGACCACTTTGAAAGTTTATTACCAGAACTTTTCTTTCCAGAATATCTTCCACCAGCTTGCTTATAGTACTTAACTGCAAGTTGCATAGCTCTAGCTGAGTGTCCACCCATCTTAGCTCTAGCCCTTGCTTTCGCCCTAGCCCATTTTTTTGGGTCTTTTTTCTTAGCTGTAGCCATTACTTTTTTATTTTTTTAATTTTACCATTTTTTGTTCTGGCATATTTATGAGTCTTAGTTTCTCTTATCAATGTTCCAGAATAAGTTTTGCCACCCCATTTCCAACTAACTTTCCTAGCCATTACTTCTTCTTCTTTTTTCCCATCTTCTTCTTTTTCTTCTTCATCATTTTTTTACCACCATATGGTGACTTACTATGTTTCATATTATTTTCCCTTCTTTTTTGATTTAGAGTGAATCATTTGAACCTTGAAGTTAGCCATCAAACTAGAACCTTTATGAGCTTTATAACCACCTCTCGGGTTTTTCATTAGTTTATAACCAGCACCGGACTTCATCCAATGATATCCATTAGGAGCTTTTACTTTTTTATTCATTACCATTTCACCTTATTAGCCCACCAAGCCGCTGACATTTTACCTCTAGCAATATTCTTAGCGTGACGAGCTTTAAATGATTTACGCTTTGCTTTCATTCTAGCAGACTCACCCTTCTTAGGTTTACCAGCAGTTCCTGAAAGTTTACCAACTCTTTTACCTTGTTGACCAAAGCGTATTGTTTTTATTTTACTACCTTCTTTGGCAACAACTATATGTGACTTAGTGGGATGATTAGGTGTTCTCTTTGGTTTGTTATAACCAGAGACACCAGCCCTTTTAAGTCTAGAGTCTTTTTTCTTACCCTTCTTAGCAGGCATTATACACCAATCTTCTTAAGAAGAACACCTTTGATAATTTTCCAAAGAGCTTCTAATATAGCCTTTTCTGTTTTTTCACTGATGATTGGAATATCAACAGCTTTATTAATTTCATCAATAATTTCATCACCTGTTTTATCAGATAATAATTCATCTGCTATCATTTTCATTAACATATTAGCTTTCCTTTATCTTTTTTGTTTTTAAGTATAAATAATAAATTTGTATTGCAAACATAACACACATTAATATACCAGATATTAAATCTGTCCAGTAAACAAAGCCTAAGCTTGTACTTAATCCAGTAACTTTCAAACTATCCATTTTAATGTTTTCCATTTATCCTAGATAGCGAACCATCTATCCTAGATACTTGATTATCTAAATCATTTATTTCTTTAGTCAATGCATCAAACTTTCTATCTAGCTTATCATCAGATTGATTCCATCTATTTATTAGCTTAATAACCATACCTTCCATATTTTCAAGGGTTTCGCTTTGACCTTTATTTTCTACTTTTAAATTCTCTAAAGCCTCTTGCTGTGCCTCACTCTTCTTAGATAAAGAGATTACTAGATAGACGAACATTACCCCAACAACGCCTATCATCCCAGCCTCTCCGTATACTGCCATAAAATCCATTATGTCTCCGCTATTATTATATAAGGATTAAACTCCTTGTTTTCCCAAAAACATATAGTTAATTCCTGTAATTCGTCAACCGACAAGTTTGATGTATAAATTAACATTATCATTTTTTCTTTTTTTTACCCCAACTAAATGGGTTTAAATTCAATTCTTTTTCATAAAATGCTACTTTCTCTGCCAACTCTTCTCTTTGAGTCCTTTCTTCCACGATATGTTTATTAAGTAAATCCCCAATTTGTTCATTAGCATTAGCAACTTTATTTTCAAGTGATTTAATTCTGTTTTCAATTTGCCAATAGCCATAGACCAAAACTGCAATGAGAACACATCCTTGAGTAAGCCACTTAAGGTTAATACTGACAATGGCGTTATCATCAAGAATAGCAGTGCGATAACTTCTAGCGGTATCAGGTTTCCCACTCATTTAGCCACATCTTCATACTGGTGATGAACCCAACACCAATTAGAAGTTTCATAAATTCTACCATGATAATAATGCAAAACTGAGTCAGTCCCCATTACTTCTATAAAAACCGTATTTGTAACTGTATCCTGAGGTGTGAGCTCTAGATTCGCTACGCTCCAACCTTGACTGCAACCGCTTAGCATTAATGTATTTAACAGGGATATCATAACTCGTACTAACAACTTGACAGCTCTCCTTTTTTATTTTATTATTCAAAATATTTTTTAAACCAATTTTTAATTTTTTGCCACATAGAAAGTTTTTTCATCTTAAGTCTTCTTTCCATTCTATAGGTTCTTCTTACCCTCTGTAAGCTATGCATACCGCTGTAGAATCTGTGTGGTTTACAATCCCACTAAAGTTACCATAAAGTATCTCTCCGGGTATTAGATTTACAAATGAATCTATATTATCCCCTATATTAGATGTAACCTTTATTTTAAGAAACTCAGTCGTACCACTAGAATCCTTACCCAACGCCTGTATAGCAATCCAAGAACCTGTATCTGGATTAACAACAGTAGTATCGTGTTCTCCTATAACATCGAAACCATTCTGACCTATTAATAGATTAGATGCTTCTTTCTGTGTATATTTATAAAGACTCATTACTTGGAACCAAATACCTTTGAGAAAAAGCCTTTCTTCTTTTTCTTACCCTTTCCTTTAATTTTTTTCTTGCCTTTTTTCTTTTTCTTTTTAATTTCCTCGCTAGACGCTAACTGCTCATACTGAACTGAACTAGGTGGATTTGCACTAATAAAAGAAAAAGCCATTAAAAAAGCCATTATCTTTTTCATATCTATACCTTTATATGTTTTGAGACTTCTTCATCCCCAGCCATCATTGGAACTATCCTTGATAGCAACTCTGATTTAGTTTCTGAACTAGAGTATGAAATACCTCGTTTATCGTAAAAATTTTGTATCTCTGCTTTTGTATTATCCATCGTAGGATAATCAGACTGTGACGTAGCCACACAATTAATAAGATGATGGTGTCCGGGGTCTAGTCTACCATGACCTCCACCATGACTATCATCACATTTATCAACGTAAGCCTGTTCAATCGTTGCCCAACTATCACTTCTCTGGACAATCTCACCATCTACAACCAAGAAGTATTTATACCTAGAAGGATAAGTCAGGGTCTCAGTCGTACCGTCTGGGTATGTCTTTTTCCTAGTAACACCGGGAGTACTGTTTCTGTACAATCGTAAATAATGACCCTGAGAACTTTTCCTTATAAGCATTATTTATTATAACTCTCCCATACAACTAAGTATGTTAATAATGCAGATGCAATAAGTACCATTGATAGCAACATCATTCTTCTTCTTTAACCTCTTCAGATTCTAACGACTCTTTCAACATCTTAACAAATGCATCGTGACCTACTCTTAGTTGGTCTGCAATAAAACCATTAGATGCTTGTTTGTTTTGTATGTCGTTTATATGATTTACCATCATCTTCTGTTCGTCAGTTAAATCCTCAATGATATATTCTTTACCATTAAGATTAATAACTGGCTTTTCTTTTTTTTCTTTAGCCATTATTGACTCCTTGTGTTAGTTAACAATTGCAATTTTTGCAGTTACAGCATTTACACATTTAACTACCGCCTTGTCGTTTTATTTCATTATCTAAATCGTCAGAAACTTTATCTGCAATAGCATTTATTTCTTCATCAGACCACTCAGAACGAGTTTTGTATTCATCGTCTGCAGAAGGAACATAAACTGATGATGCTGTTATTTTATTACCATCAGAGTCTATGCCTTGTTTAATAAATTTTATTTTTTCTACTACATCCATTCCTGAACATATTTTAGCTTTCCATTCTATTGCCATTATTTACTCCTAAGTTGTAACTCTAATTTCTACTGCATATACATCATAAGTTCCCGATGCCATTGCAACTTTTAATACACCACTTGCGGCACTATATGTTCTTGCGGCGGCAGAACCAGATATGCCTTGCGATGCAATAACATCAACATCACTCAATGAATAACTAACTAAATCGTGAGCCATGTTTCCACCGCTATTCATCCAAACCATTGCCAATGCTCCATACTGAGATGCTTCTCCTATCGCTGTAGCACTTGTTCCTACACTAACTGCATCTCTAAAATTATTTCTAATGCCAGTACAATGAACTGTTGCAGTTCCTTTTCCACTGGTATTACCCATATAAACTTTTGCTATAGATGCGTTACCAATTGTTGCTGTGTTATTTGCCACTCCTGCTGCAGCATATCCTATTACTATTTGATTTTCAGCCGCACCAGCAGATACATCTGCACTTGTACCAATAAGAGTATTAAATGCTCCAGAGTTTGTAATAGTATCTCCAGCATCTTTACCGATTGCCACATTATTATAACTATCGCCATTATTAGTAAGTGCATTATAGCCTACAGCAGTATTATTACTTGAAGTTGTAACTGCATCAAGAGCAGATTTTCCGACAGCGACGTTGCCTGAGCCTGTTGTCACAGCTAATAATGAATTATGACCTACTCCGACATTATTTGCTTCTGCTCCAGATGCACCAAAACCAGATTTAAATCCCACATAGGTATTTGCATCGCCAGTAGTGTAAGCACCAGACCTGTCTCCAACTGCTACATTTTCGTCACTATTAGTATAATATAAGGATTCTGCTCCAATTGCTGTGTTAGAATAACCAGTAGAATTTGTGTATAAAGAGTTCCATCCAACAGCAGTGGTTTTATACCCAGTTGTGGTTGCTTTCATACTTTCAAGTCCAATAGCAACGTTACCAGAACCAGTAGTCAATATCTTTAAACTATCCTTCCCGATGGCGACTGTGCCATCTGTACCAGTAGTTGTATTAGTAGCATCCCCATAAAAAGCATTTGCACCTATAGCTACACAATTTGCAATTCCATTAGCAGTACCATTCATTACTCTCATTGCAGAATCACCAATAGCAACATTCTTACTTGGGCTTATTGCATCGTGTAAGGCTTTGTG